ACCACAGAAACCCAAACATCTGCACTGCTTGCCGTATTGCTTTTTACTTTTAGTGCATCACCAGACTGCATTACAACCTTTGCTCCACCGTCTAATATTTGTAGTGCTGATCCCGCAGGTATGGGTGCATCCTTAATTAGATGAATATCGTTAGAACTATCATTGATATATACCTCTACTGTAATTTGCGATGAGGTTACATTTGCCACCATTATTCCAACTATAGCGTCATCTGAGTTTGCTGTTCGTAAAGTTACGGCACTTGTGCCTACACCGTTGGCTGTATTTCGTTCAAAATCTTGTGCCATATATTCTCCTTTACAATGCTATCGCCATCGCTGTAGCAAAGCCTTTACTCGCTGAGTCTGCCGATGCGTATGTCTTTATATCCGATGCAGGTATTTGTTTTGTGGTTGTCCCATCAATTATTATAATTGCATCTGAGTCTGCTACTGTAATAGATGATGTGGATTTAGCTGAACCATCAAGCAAGTTTAACTCTGCTGCTGTAGAATCAACGGCAGCAAGTTTAGTGAAATCAGCCTGTACTAATCCTGATACACCATCAAGCAGGTTTAACTCCTCTGGTGTTGATGTAATCTGTGTTGTACTCGCTGCTGCAAGAACAGGTAACGTACCTGATTGGTTTGGCAGACTTATTGTTCTATCGGCTGTAGGATCGACCGTTGTAAGTGTTGTCTCATGTTCGTTAGCTGTAGAACCCTCAAACACTAACGTATTCTGAACATTTATGGTTGTACTGTCTACTGTTGTGGTTGTGCCACTAACGGTAAGATTACCCGTGACTGTAAGATTATCGTTTACTGTTGTCTCTGATGTCGTATGCCCTATAGATATAGCCGTTCCTGATATACCTGTACCTATTGCTACTGACTCACTACTATTAGCGGTGTCAACCACAAAGTAATTATCTGACCCTTGCTTGATTGTAAACGCTGTAGCTGAGTTGTCAGACACTGCTACATTTATATCTGTACCATCTGCACTAATAGAATCTACAGCTATATCGCCTACGTTAGTGATATTATTGTCACCAAAACTTACGTTATCGCCAAATGTTTTGTTTGTTAGTGTAGCAGTAGACGCTGTTGATACTAAGTCAACGTCACCACCTGTGCTTGGTAAGGTTAGCGTGTTAGATGCACTTTCTGAATGTGGAGCAGCTTGTAACGCTTGTGCGTGAGCATTACCTGATTCACAATAGAAGTTTATTTTAGACCGTGAACCTGAGTTTTTTAGATCAATCGTACCACTTTGAATATCAACATTACCGTCTATTCTTACAACACCAGTTCCATTTGGTGTAAGAGCAATATTCCCATTTGATGTTGATACAAGACCATTACCGTTTACGTCTAAATTTCCACCAAGCTGTGGGGACGTATCGTTTACAACGTCCACACCTGTAAGAGATGCACCGCTACCACTAAAAGCTGTGGCTGTTACTGTGCCTCCGATGGATACATTATTGCTACCATCTTCCACCACCATCTTACTAGCGGGTATGGTTATAAAGACTTCTTTCGTGCCTGCACCAAAATTTACAAGATTATTACTGTTTGAGCTTGCTATAACAGATCGTGCTAGTGTCGTGCCAGAGGCTGTGAATGTTCCTATACCAACCTCAAAATCATTATTGGTATTATCAACAATAGCATAATAGGTGGTATCAGAATTAGATAGATTAGCAGCAAAAGTTTCAAAATTAGTGACTGCACCAAGAAGATTAATCGTTCCTGTGCCTTCAGTCGTTGTCGTTTCACGAACTCTATCTGCAATCACAAATGCCATTACGCTATCCTTATTATCGCACTACTTGTGTCGTCACTTGGAAACACTATGGTAAAATTCCCAGAAGAAGACGATTTGTCTGAGCCAAAATCTAATACACACACTGCGGGATCTCCAGTTGCCGTATCGTTATATATTAAGGCTCCTCTTGCCGTAATTGTAGCTGATCCGTAAGTAAGATCACCAAAGTCAACAAAAGCAGTTGTCTGTGTTTTAGAGCCATTAACTAGCTGACTACCTAACGCTAGTCCCCCTTGCACATAGTCTCCAGAATTGGCAACTTCATTTGAAGATGTGCCTCCCGTGTTATAGTTAGTTATAGTGGAATCCATAGTGGTGCTTGTGCCTCCAAGACTATCGTTGCCCGCTTGTGAATTTGTGAAAAGAGCAAGCTTAAAAGAGTTGCCACCGTTTGCAAAGTTGTGTGTGCCCTCTAACAACTCCTTCTTAAACGTGGAGCAGAGTGCGTTACCAGAAAAAGCCATTACATTCTCCTTATATGTTCTGCGAGCTTATCATAA